TACCTGCTTCATAGCTTGCATCGCCTACATAAATTTCAGCAACGTCAGCAAATTCTGCTTCCATTGAGATACCACGCAACTTAAATGCATTTGGATTAAATGCTGTACTGTCGTTACCTGTGGTGTTCATATTGATACCTTTACCAACTACATTAAATCCTGCTACTGCATGCGAAGTTGCAATTGTAAAGTCTGGATCAGTGCTAATCATTGCTACGCAAATATAGTTTGCGTAAATTCCAACTATTTTATGTATAGACGGTGGGGTCGCAGTATCTAACAGCTCAAGGAATACGATTCCGCTGCCGCCCTGGAAGGCACCAACGTTTACCCAACCATTGTTTGAAGTAGGCAATGCTACGTCGGCTGTATAAATCTTTAATGCTTTGTTTGTTGTATCATACCAGAAGTCGCCTAGTCTGGCTGTTTCAGCCGGGCGTGTTGCCTTGGCCACCAACTGTGCAATTGTTTTCCAGTTTTCGTCTCCGTCACGCACTGCTAATCTGTTTTCACCAGTGTTGAACCAGGTTTGTCCAAGCACTGGATTTGCTGGAGCAATACTACTCGCAAAATTTTCCAGTAGGTGAACAAAGTTTTCAGCAATTAGTTCACCGTAACCAAGATAGTTCTTGCCTAGTAGGTTAAGACTAGTAGTTGTATTGTCAATTTCCCCGTCAATAAGGTTAACTAACACGTCACCATTTGTTTTGTTTACTTCGTATGCCATTTCTTCGTTCCTTTTGGCTAATGCCTTCGTATATTTAGTTTAGATCCAACTTAACCGGCTTGCACTCTGAGTACATAGTCAATTTGGATTCTCTGTCCGCTTGTTTTTTCCACTGGGTGAAAAATAAAGTGAGTCAATAATTTGCCTGTATCTAATCCAGATACTCCTCGAGTCTTTAGTCCAATCTCGTCAAACACAAACTCACCGTCAACCAATGTTGTTGCATCTAAACTTTGTTCAGTGCTGTTTACAATATTGAATACCGTGTCATTTGACACAGGATCACTGTAGTCAAGTGTTGCAGTAACTACAATATCAGTATAAGTTGTTCCAGCAGTATGCGAAACAGATACTTTGTTTGCAGCAGAATCTGGATTGTTCAAATCTTCTTCGTCAACAACTCTGAAATATGAATCCTTATGCAAGTTAGCACTGCTGCCAGATATATTTGGTGATTTATAGGTAACAGTACCGTCAGTTAATGTTGTACTAGCACCTCTACCAAAATGCATTTCGCTAATAAAGAAATTTGAACCACGTGCCAAAGATTCTGCAATGGCCTGGCTCATATTTTCCTGATGTATTGCATTTGATCCTTTGCACAATATTACTCCAGTGTCTAAATCTGTAATGGTAATATGTGTGCTAAAGGCAACGGATAAATTTTCTATTTTCATAATGATATTTAGCTTAGTTAAAATAACCCGTGTTAAATGCTTTCCTGCGTTAAAGTGATATAAGTTACTGTAGTTTCAGTTGCAAGCTGCTCACCTGTTTCTGTTGTTAAATTGTTACGATTCCCATTGGTTACAATGTTATAACTTTCAGTAATTGTCAGATTGATACCTTCACTTAAAGTGACTGGTACTTGCTGCAATGACTTATTAAACTGACTTGTGTCAACAATTTTGCTATGGAAAGGTTTAACTTCATTGATATAAGAAGTAATCAATGAATCTTTCTTGTTATAGTAAGTACCAACTTGAACCAACTCTCCGGTACTTGTTTGTGCTACATCTAAGTAAGTTGTTTTTGCCACCCAATCTGCATTTGGTACTTGTACAAGACTTTCTTTGACCAATGCAAAGAATACCAAATTAAAGTACCCAAGTTCGCTGTCGGTAAAAATAGAGTTTCGTAATGCAAGTAGTATGCTTTCGACTACTTCGCTGGCGTCTTCATCCCAGGCGTTGCGATCCCAGCGGCCGCGGTCCCAGGCATCACCCAATGATCCATCCCAAACTGCGTCTAAAAATTGGATTGTACCATTTTTACGGTACATCAATGATAAGTTGTTACCATCTTTGTTATACGCTTCGACGGTATTTCCCGCTGCATCAACAATTGCAAAATTTGTCACAGTACTGTCAAGTAAACTAATGTCTGCGTTTGATCCAACTGTTACCAGCTCGTTACCAAATGAGTAGCCTGCAAACACATAGTCTACGTATTTCCAGTACTTTGTCAAATCTTTTTCATATTTGCCACTTAGTGGTTTATATGTTGTCAAATATTTGCCCCAATCTGGTTTACTAACCACGTCAATGTTTAACAAATACTCGTTTGCCGCTGTTACCAGTGTACGTCGAGCATTCACAATGTTATTGAACCATGACTGTGGTTTAGGCGCATATCCATTGCCATTACGGCGCAATGGATGCAAACTCAAATCAGGAACACGACGTCGTGTATTAAGCACTGCATAGTACTCTTCAGACACGCTATCCAATTCAAATAAATTTTTAATTAATGCACAGGTTGCACTTTTAATCAACTTTCGAGTTAGCTTATCATTGTCAAATGTAGTCGAAGTAAAATCTTTAACTGCAATATAAACATGATGATCTTTACCGCTGGCAGAAGTTCTTGCAGACGATACATCATAACGGGTATCACTGTGTTGTTTTAATATTGGATACTCGTCAGTCCCGTAGTCTGTTGTAGAAATTATGCTGCCATTGGCACTAACATAAATGTAATCACCTTTGCTGTAATATGTACTTGTGGTGTATTCTTTGATTTTATAAGTTTCTCTATAATTATCTCTACCAACCACACTTGCACTAAGTCTATAAAACAAGAAATCATTGATTGTACTACCTGTCATACCTTCGGACACCAACACTGCATTAGTGTGTATCTGTTCTGGCAATGGGTTCTGTTCAATTCGTAATACTACTCTGTCTTTGGTTTTAAGGAAGTCAGCAATATTTGATAACAACAATGCGTTTGTAGCAATTGGACTGGCCCATGCTACTGCATTTGCATCTGGATCCGACAACACAGATTGTATAGAACTTGCTGAATACGGGCGAGCGGCGCCGGGCGGCAACATGGCAACATTACGTTTCCAATAGTAGTACTTCTGCAGGGTTGCACCAGTGACTTTATCAACTTCGTATACTGCTGAATATCGCACCTGGCCTGTTAAACTAGCTGAAGTATTCAACTTAGCATCTACATCATAATCAACAGATGGCACAGTGTCAGTTATTACCCACTCGTAAACGCTAACTGTACTGTTTGCAAACTTTTCTCCCCAATGGCTTGCACGATACTGTATGTCATCACTTTGCTCATAGTCGATGTAACGGATACTATCAAGATCCCACCAAAGGGTTCCTAACTTGTCGCTGCCCCACGGCATTGCAACATAGTCGTCGTTCTCACCCAACTCTGTTACGTTGTACGAAGCTGGATCAACTACTTGTTTAAAGTCAATGTACTGGCTAACTTCATCAATCGTCAATCCTTTGAAAGGATCAAAAACTTCAACTGTTGCAAGCAAATCTTGGTTGTCGTAATCAAACAATTCAATCTTACTAATTGAAGAAGTATCAACCATTGGACCACTATATCTAATTACAGTATCAGTTATGCTACTTCCGTCAGCATCATTTATGCCGTCGGCATCGTTGACAAATGTAATAACTTTATAACTTGCATCTGAATCTTCGTAATCAATGTACGCTTTCATGCCAGGCACGAACGTAATCATTGATGATTGGTATGCCAAATCTGACGTAAACTTTACTTTACCAAATTTAAAACACAGCATGTTGTAAATTGGCAAATCACTTGTACTACGAGCTGCAATTAACACATTGTAACTGTCTACCACTTCTTTAACTACGTGAGTTGTATCGTAGTTGCCGTCGCCACTGCCAGTGATAATAATTGATTCACCTGCAACTAAATTGTGCGGTGCTGCAAATGTTACTTTACTTTCATTTAAGCCAACTTGATAGGCATTTGGGCAAGTCTCTTCAATGAATTGCTGTCCCAATACTTGCAACACCATCCAGCCGCGACCGTCATAATCGCTGAGCCAGATTGATGGCAATAAACTGCCGTCAATTGCAATGCGTGTCCAATTTGAACTATCAAACGCATTAGTTTCAGACCCGGTGATTTTAACATTGGCCATATATAAATTTGCACTGTTCCATGCAAAGTCACCTGCACTATAATCACGGTATCTGCTGTATGACTGAGTAGTAAACAATACATTCTGCTCAACAGTGATTCCATTAACATTGACAGTCTTGGACAATGACTTGAAATTGTCAATGCCCACATCTGTTAACGTTAGTGCTTTAATATCAACATCTAATAGTTGTGCAATACCTGCGTTTGGCAACCAGCCGTTGGCTTTGCTGTACTGCAAATCAATTAAGTCTCTTGCAATTGTATTAAATGTTGCGTCACCCGGACGTGTAATCCAACGTGAGTCATTTTTACCTATTAGGTCAATGATATTGTCGCCGCGGTAATCTATATCAGCAGTTGAAGTTGTTTCTTTAAACCTAATAATCTGTCTATCACTGGTGATATCTTGCTTGCGCAATTCAATTTCCCAAACTTTACGGCCATCAAGTCTACCAAAATTTCCAGTGTTAAACATCCATTGTTCGTTTACAAGTACGTCTTGAGTACGTCCTGGAATATCAATGTTTCTATTTCTAAACAATGCATTGATTGCTAAGTTAGTACCCGATGCCGATTGCAATCCTTGTCTATACAAGTACGCAGATGTGTCATCTTGGACAATGTCAAAAATAACACTTTTCTTTGTTGGTACCACATCAGATCTTGCAATTGAAGTTTTAAAAGTGTCAAATGCAACTCGTTCAGGCATATGACTTGTTACAATGTCACTTACTAAAGTATCAAATCCTGGCACCAATGTAGTTTGGCGCGGAATAACCCCATTTGCACTTGGGCGTCCAGTCCAGCCATATGTACGACGGCCATACAAATCTAACACAGGTAATCTGCTGTCGGTTTGTAAGTCTGCAATTAAGTCTCCAAATTTTGTCAACTTGTTAATAAAGAATACCTGATCGTAATGTCTAACATTGAACTTAATAAACACAATCTGCTCAGATGTAATTGGAGAAATTTTATCAGTTCCAAATTCAAACTCTCGAGTAATCAACAATTCGTCAGCCAATGCTGATCTACCATTGGCAAACATAACTTTACCAACTCGTCCCAATGCTGCATCCATCTGATCCAACGTTCCCATATCATGTTTAAACTTTAAACCGCTTGGTGTTATTACACTGGAAATGCAATAGTGCTCAGCTGACCACTTTTCTTCAATCCATGTTAGTGTGTCTAATGCTGCCTGTTTCCAGTTAACAACATTGCCGCGAGTATCAAGCTGATCTAACACTAGGCCGCATGATTGTTGATATTCCCCAAGTCCCATTAAAAATGTAATTAGTTCTTGCTTGTCTTCGATTAAAAATCCGTATGGTACAAACGTTACATTAGTGTCCCAGCTTAGGTATTCATTGAAAGTGCCGTACGGAGTAGAGAATTGTCTGCGTGTGCTTGGATAACTGCTTGTCAATGAATTGGCACTTGGCGTGAATACTTTAAAGTAACGTTGTCCAGGATCAAATCCGTACACTCGGAATCCGGTGTCGTCGCGTTCAACTCTGACAGATGTGTAGCGTAACTTTTCTTCTGGTACACCTTTACTCAATGTCATTGCAAAATCATCAGCTGGAATGTAGTTGCCCAATTGATACTTTGTGTAGTTCATCTTCAATGAAACTTCACCATCAGTAAAGCCGCCCATACTAAACTCTAAGCGTGGATTAATTGCCATCAGCTCATTCAATGGCGTTTCGCCTAATAGGTTAAACTCTCTATATGATTCAAAAATAATTGCACCAATGCCCACTGAAGGACGTAGTTGGAAAAACTGACTTGGCGCAATTGTGTTGTAACCTTTAGGTCTAACACTGTTGTTAACTGGTTGTACGTTAAACGGATTAATAGCATTATCAAAGAAGTCATTGACTAAAGTATAATTGTCAATGATGTGTAATATGTTTGACCAAGTACCAGCAACACTGCGTCTCCATGCAAGTTCAGTGGGACCAAGTGAACCTAATTCCCATGGTTGTTGCGCACTTGCAGATGAAGGCGCCATAATTCCCCATTCAAATGGACTTAGTAGTTCGCCAGTGTTGGTAACTGGAAAACTTTCGACTTCAGTGACAAAATCCGGATTGGTAGTAACTGCATCGGTCGGAGCACTTGTGATACCGTAACGCAATGCGTTCTCTAACGCTGCACGTTTAGTTGCATCAGTCCAAGAATAGTGAGCATCCCACCAAACTGGCGCATCATCAAATCCCAATGCTTCCCACGGTGATTGGTGTAAGCTGTATGTTTTAAAGTATTGCAGATACAAACTTCTCCAACTGTTGCCAGCATAGTTCCAAGTCCAAGAATCTTGTGCGTCATAATCTGTGCGACTGCGATAGTCTGTCGAATTAATCGACATCCACTCAAGCATTGAACGTGCCTGAGACTCAGACACAGCATCTGCAGAATAATTGTTGATAGAACGTTGGCGATTCGCTTCGCCGACTCTGTTCAAACATCCATTGTAAATTCTATTTTCAAGTTCAAGTATAATTGCATTTATTACATAGTCACTTGACGCAACTCCGGTAACCGGATCAACGTAAGCAGTAATTCTTGAGCCATCATGTCTTTGGATAAATGTCTTACTGTTGTTGCCCCAAGTTTCAGTAACAATTCCAGGGATAAAAACTCCGCCCAATCCCAATTTTGCAGGGCTTGCTGGAATGCCTGAATATACAGATACTTCTGGTGCATAGTAGATTGTCACAGTGTTGCCAGCGGCTGGCGCTGCTATAAAGTCAACGGATACTGTAGTATTGTTGATTGTATAGTCTACTAAATTTAATTGTAAACTTCCATTTACATATACGTAAATATGGTCTGGACCATATGCGTCAGTGTACAATGTAATATCAGTTCCAATTACAAATGACTTTTGTCCTGCGGCAGTGTATGTGGTCGGAGCCATTGCTGACGTTATAAATGCCATGCCAGACACTGCATCAACAGAACTATATGTTACACCTAGCAACAATTCTGATAAAATCCTATCAAGAGCAGATGTAGCATTACCAAAATTCAATGCGTTATTATTTTCTTCTAGCTTAGAAATAAACTTTCTGTACCAGCGCCATGCAGCAAGTGAACGTGATACTGTTATATCTTTTAATCCAGGATCTAATTTAAAGTTGGCCCAGGCTGAACGAATAGCACTGTGCTCAACCATGTAAATGCCGTCCAATGATTTAACCCAAGTTGTTGTATTGCTATTTGAGTCAATTACAATGCTTCTGCTTAATCCTTTTGAAACTCTGGCTGGACTAAATTCTCCAAGGCTTGGAATCTGTTCTGGATTATAATCAAATCCAGGGATGGCAGTCAAGTGATCGGAATCAGCAATAACGTTGCCTTGATGATGAAGTTCTAATGTTCCTGTACCATTTACAATCACTGCATATTCACCTGCTATGATACTATAGCTAATTGGCAAACCGTTAAGACTAAGTTTGATAAATCGCGGATCTGCTTTTATGTCAATGATCCGAATCTTAAATTCTAGGCTTCCTATTTTAACAAGTAGTAATTTTGGAGCATCTGCTGGAATTGTAAATGCCAATTGGCTATTGATCAATGCAATTTGCTGACCATTGACTGTTGCATAGTTACTTTCGGTGGCCCCGTAAATGTCAAATGTGATTACTTCACCGCGGCCGCCAACTGCATAGTTGTCAACCACTGGACTTAGATCATCTGCAAATATCACAATGGCCTGGCCATTTACAAGTTTGATACCCCAATCATACGTTGGCCACATTGTTGCGTCAAGTTGAATAGTTGCACCATCTACAATGTTCCGAGTACTGATTGCCCAACTTTTTAACTTAAACCAGGCACGGCGATAACCGTTACTTAAATTAACAGTAGTGTTGCTGCCTTTAACTCGATTAAACGAGTATGGCCCGCTAACTGTTCTTTGATTTCCGTCGCCGTCAATATAATATGAAAAGTCTTGCTGCGTATGATTGTACAGAATGTTGTACATGCTATCTTTTGCAGTGTTTGAAGTTGACAACTGAGTAAACTGAGTTGGTAAAAAGTTCAATTTATAACCAGACTCTAAATCTACAGTAGACCCAGATTGTATCTTAATGATGTTACTGTTTACAATCGACGGTGTTGCGCCAGTTACTGCTTGAAAGTCGCTTAAACGAATTCCATCCTTGCTGTATAATTCAAAAGACGGTTGTTGGGTAGTGCTTAATCTATATGTTGATTTAATTGCGCGGCCATTTACCCAATGGAACTCGGCCATTGGTGTAATGTAAGTCAATGATGAAACTACAGTAGTTTCGCCGTCTTGCGGAGTCTCTACCAAATAGTCATATGTAATATAAGTTGCGTTACTTCTAAATGTAACAATTTTATTTTGGAAAGGGCCAGGAGTTAGCCACAATACTCGTGGCGCAGGATTTAATTGTTTAGCAGGGGTAGCAGTAGTTGCAAGTCCCAATGCAATATTTAACTTTCGGACGCCAAAGCCAATATAACTGGTTGGTGAAGTTTTAACACTTTCAATTGACGCTACCCATGCGCGATAGTTAGTACCTTGATTATAGTGTTCAAGTGTGTTTTCAAATTCAACAATAGGTCTCAATGCTTGGCTGTTTGCATCAGCAATATCGTTAAACGAAATATTTAAAAAGTCAGCAGTTTGTTGAATAGCTGATTTGTGAGTCCAAACGTTTACGCGACTATGAGCATTTCTGTTAGCGGCTCCGGCCTGTTGTAAAATATAATGCTTAGAATTAATACCTGGAACTAGTCCATCCCATTCAAGTCGATCCCATGGTATTGCAGTCTGATCCCACAATGCATCAGTTGTTTTACTGTAAGCAGTATTTGTATTTTGATGTGTACGGCCTAGCAATCTAATACCTTCTTCGGAATCTACACCGTCAACTAACCAGCGTCGTAATGTAACATTGCTATCAGTTGTTAGATAATAATCTGGTAAGTGAACATACACTGACTGGCCAGCCACTGGAGTAGTCCAGATTATAGTATTGCCAGCGATTTCAAAATCTGTGCCTCGAACTAGAGTAGTGCCATTTACACCTACCCCAATGATTCCAATGTCGTAATTTACAAGTTCACATTTTAGTACATCTTCTTTTAGACCAGACGTAGTAAACTCTAAATTTAGATCGCCGGCAATAGGTTGCTGCAATGGATGCGGTTGAAATACAATTCGCATACCATTTTTTAATGTTAATCGACGGCCGTTGCGCTGTACTGGAGTAGTATAGTTTGTTTTTCCAAGTACATCAGCGACTACATCAATTGATTCACTATCGCCACTGGTAATAAACACTACTGGCATACCTTGTTCAATCCAATGATAATTAGACCAGTTTAAGTATTTGTCTGGGTCAATTGGTAAGTCTAAGATGCTTAATGCCGACGGAGTTTCATTAACTCGATCATTTAATTTCCAAGCTGTAGCAACATCGTCTGACGTTAAAGTCTCGGCACCAGTTTCAGTAAACACCACCAAGCCAGCTTCAAGTTGGCGGCGAGCAATTGGATGCGGCAAATATTCAACAGTTGACGTGATAGATGTTTGTCTACCAACTGCAAAGTTTAAAGTCTCGATGGAACTTGGTTGAAACAAGTCGTTAACTATTGCGCCAAGTACTTTGCTGTTAGTTTCCGTTCTGAAAATTGCTGGAAGCAGATCTGTAGTGGTTGGTGACACGCCAGTATTCAGCTGTTGGCCAGGATATGTCTTAATGTTATTAACTTCAGGAGTTAGTTTCTTTGGATTTTTTTCCATTTAATTGCCTTGATTATTTGTTTGTTACTGACATTGTGCTAGTTACAATTTCTACATCGTTTACTGTTGCACTACTAATAAAAATTTCGTCGTCATCGCACGGAATTTGAAACATGTCATTGGTTGTTAAATTTCGCTGCTTTGGAATTAATGCAATACTGCTAATAACTCCAGCTAGAGTCTTATGTACCCATGATGCCATATCTGTAAAGTAAAATGTTTCTCCAAAGTCCCAGTTATCAATGTTGAAATACGAGTCTATTGCACCAATGACTCTGCTACGAATTTCAGCATCACTGATTCGCGTTGTGTCACTCTTAGTAATTCTAATAGTGACCTGATTACGTAACTCAGCATTTTTACCAAAGATCACTTTATAGTTAACTGGATGGAACACTACGCTATCGCTAATACTCTTATAAGGAAGTACTGCTGCCATTAATTTTTCTAATCCAAATGATGTCAATGACAGTGGCTTTGTTGTAGTATTTGCACCGCTTGCAACCCATGTTCGATATGCAGTATTGTACTCGCTTGTGAGTACAAACATGTCAATGATGTTGGTAGTAGTTGCATCAACTCTGTTATCACGTAACGGTACATGATTGTGCTGCACTTTTAAGTTTGTTCTGCCGTTGATAGGTCCTATTACGCCAACCGCATATGGGGCCGGGGTCATTGTATATTGGCCAGGTGCATCAATGAAAGGAACCTCTTTAAGATACAAATCGTTGTTTTGTATAATACGAGTTATCACTGACGGGTCATTGGGTACTAGTGTACTTGTAAGACCTGGCAGAAGTAATAATACACGTTTTGTGTCGTAACGACCGTCATCTAATTTAAAATATTCAGCAATTGACATTTCAAGTTCTTGCTCGATCCCAGTATTCTGTGTTAAAAACTTTATACTATCTTTAATAACCCGGCGAGAACTTTGATCTAACGCTTGTCCAAAACGCTGATTTTGGAAAGTAATTTGATTAACGCTACCAAACACTGTCTGATCTTTACGGATAGTAGATGTCCATGTATCAGTACTTGCACTGTATTCTAATCTGATTAACCAACTTGCATCAAATCTTAAATTTGAATTATTGCCAGCAGTTGTATTATTGAAGTAACTATAAGTATCCACATTGTCAGCCCTGATGATTCTCCAACGATCAAATGCTTGATCGTAACGTAATCCAAAACTGCGTCTTGCTTCAATTTCTTTAAGAATTTCAACTTTTTCAGTTGGGGCAAATATTGTACGTAATGCCGGGAACCACGAATCAATATCAATTGTGTCAGTGATAGTATTAATAAACACTGCACCTTGGCCGTTGGCTCGGAGTCCGGTATTTGTACCAGCCACGTCTCCTACTCCAAGTCCTTCTCGATAAACGTCAATGATCTTGCACCATTGGCCTGAACGTGTTTTAATTAGTGTATCTTTTTTAATTGTTCTAAATTTTAAATCGGGTGTGCCGCGGCCAACACGCAATGGTACACCAGTGCCTGCGACAGCAAAGTGACCGTTGGTAGTAGCATTATTTGAGTCTATTTTTACCCAGCTAATTGCAGTCTCGGGTACTACTACATCATATCTTTTATAGTACAATTGGTGTAACATTCTGTCTAACAATGAATTTTCAATCCAGTTAAAAATTTCTGCCTTGCCATCCAAATTGGCACGTGTATCGTCTGCTGTGATCTCATTTGCATAAATGAAACCGTCGTCTGCTAGTGTAATCACTGGACGATACGTTCCAGAAGGATCAGTTAGATCAGCATATACGCTTTGGCCAGCATGTGTTCTATTGATAGATTTAATCTTGTCAACTCCACTTACTTTACCTTCTGGGTATATATTATAATCACTGGCAGTGATCATACGGTCTTGACTTGCAGCCGTTTTACTGGCACGATTTTTAATCTGACTGATTGATTCACTGGCAGTGCTGCTGACAGGGTTTACTAGATCTAACGTTATAAGTAAATCTTGTTCATTTAAGCCAGCATCAATGTAACGAACTACCATTTGCAAACCTGCTACGTCTTGCTTTCCAATGGTTAGAATTTCGTTTGCACTTTCGCGATACCAGATTCTGATATTACCAGTAGGGATATCAGCAAACGCATCGTCACCAAATTTCAATGAGACTGCATCATTTTCGCGAGTAATAATTTCATATACTTTTCTGTCGTCTTTGCTAACACCATTGAAAACAATATTCTTACCAATGGTATTAGGCACCGACGTCCAATTAAATAACACTTCGCCTTCGGCTGAAATGCTTTGTACCCATACATCAGTTTCGTTGATATTAGTTCCGTTTAAATCAATGACACGGTTCTCCACTTTAGTGTCTAACACATAGTCTTCAAACTTCAAGCTACCTTGCTTGAACAAGAAGAACCACCCATTCGACGATGACGAATATCCAGTTCCATCGTTGTTAAACAATGTAGTCAAATATCCATACGGATTAGGTAATCCTTCAATGGCCAATTCAGTGACTGCATCAATTTCTGCAGGTACAAGTTCGCAAGAATAGCTATTATTATTTTTAGCAGTAATAGTAAATGGTTCAACCATAGTGCGTGTTTCAGGTTGATCAAGTTGATACAACTGTCTTGACACTCCATTTGATACAATAGAACTTACAGGGCGGCCGACTGGATTGGCTTTATTCAATACTTGGTTTAAAATTACAGTGAATTGTTCATTGAAGTCTGAATTCAATGGATCACCCCAGACAATAGTTTGTCCAGCAAGGTTAGTTCCTTTACTGTCGTAAAGATTCTGTGTTGTATTGATTGCGCTAATGCGTAAAAATCCGCCGGCTGCACCGTTGCGGAATGGCTTGTAGCCAAGTTGGCGAGCAATGCTTAGAATGTTCCCACGAACTTCAGCAGTTTCAAGGAATGTTTCACGTAAGTTTAAATCAGCACGGAATGCCAGATTCTGGCCAATGAAAGCCATCATATCAATGATAGCAACATACTCACTGGAGTTAATAAAGTCGTTAAAATCTTCTGGATAATTTGTCTTAACGTGATCTAATAGCGTAGTGCGTAAACTTTCAAAGTCGTATGCTTTAAAGTCAGCATTTACCAGATAGCGATAGTTGTTTAGCCAGCCTTCTGCGGCATATAGTTGTCCAAGGCGTCGAGTCTGACTCATAATGTGTTAGTTCCTTTATCGTATGTCAATGGTAATGTCACTGTTTCTTCAGTTGGCAAGTAGGTTACCACTACATTAATGTTTAGTGCGTTTGGTCCTTCTGAGATTGTTACACTCTGCAACAACCAGCGTGGATCATTTTTAATAATTGAACGTACATCAGCATCAATTAAATTAATTGTGATGTCGTCAAGCGGCTCAAATAACATATCCCACACAATACTACCAAAGGTTGGCATCATAATGCGTTCGCCTTTACGAGTATTGAAGTGGTTTAACAAGTCTTGCCTTGCTAAGTCTAAGTCATAGCGAACAGGACTAAGAAAACTTGTCCCTATTGAGCTATAACCGCGGAATTTTGATATGTAACGTGCCATACACCTATTTAGCGCATGCCAATATACTGGGTGTTATCAACCTGGGTCAGGTTGCTTTGGTCGGGGCACCTGGTGGATAGTTGCTGCCAGTATGCGGTTCACCGTACTTGTCCCGTAACTGAGTCAATGTTAAATTGGATCCAGTTGGAATATTACCAGTATTCAAATAGCAGCTTCGTTCCCATTGGTTAGCTTGTTGTGCAGTTGGCTTTCCATATGCTGCATCAGATTTTGCTCCGGTCTTGGGACCATTTCCTAATGCAGTTGGCCACGGATCTCTTGGATTACGTGCTTTATTATTTTTAATAGCAACTTCATCAGATTTAACACCTGCTGCCATTAATTGTGATTGTGTTTGACTACGAGTATCAGCATTTGCTTCTCCGGTCATTGCATACTTTGCTTCTGCATTACGTTGATTGGCACTATTCGAATAGCTGCTATTTGCCCAGATGTTTGCAATATCTGCATTAGTAGGTTTGCCGTCAGCTTGAGCAGCGCCGCTGGCAACAAGTGCTACCGCCATCTTATTTGCAGCCGCTGGATTTCCGTATGCTGCCATAATTAATGCATCAATTTGAGACTGCGTAACGCATACGTTTTTACCATCCTTTGCTTTATTCAAAGTATTAAGTACTGCTGGCGCAACATGCCTATCAACAATTTGTCGGCTTGCTAAACGTGCTTCAGCTTCACTTGGGCCAGCAATTAATGCTTGTTTCAAGTTATCGTCAATTTTACTTGCAGAATTGCTCGGTCCCCAAATATCAACGCGAGTACCGTATCCTACACTGTATCCTTGAAAGTCACTGTACATCATGCCGCGATATGCTTCTCGACTTTTCATCATGTTAAACGCATCATCACTTAATCTATTTTGTGTTACGTCGGGTACGCATGCAATAGCATCAGTTTTTTCTGGTGGCGGCTTATCTTCATAGCTTTCGGGTGCAGGAGAAATGTTATTTTCTGGCACCGGATTAGTACCTACTGGGACTGTTGGTTGTTCGCCATCTCTAACTGCATGTCCACCGTACGGCTCTGCTTCTGGTACTCTGCCTGCAATGCTTTTGCCAATGGTTGCATTTGTAACCAAGTTATTATCAACTGGCAATGCAGCACGGTCAGCAGCAGGCCCATTTATATCAACCCGTTGACCAGTTATTTTAAATTGGCTATCTGCTAAGATATTCATATTCTGGTTTGTACTAAGTTTCATTCCAGTAGTGCCTGTAATGTTTACTACTTCACAAGCTTCTGCAACAAGATTTGCACCGGCTCTTGCATTTATGTTGTTGACAGCTTCCATGTTGATGTTGTTGCCGGCACGTAAGTTGATACTGCCTTCTGCATTAACACTAAAGTCTCCTGCGGCATATAAATCTACGTTACCGTCAGCATCTAATTGGAACCAAGCATTACCACTGGCATTGATCATATAGATAAATCCACCGTCATTGTCCATGATAAACGTATTGCCAGAGTTAGTACGTAGACGAATTTGACCGCTGTGCCCTTTCTCACCATCATCCATTACAAACTGATGCTGTCCCGGAGTTAAGATGCCGTAGCCTTTACCTGGATGCTTATCTACATTTCTAAAAGGGCCAGCATTGATGTGGCCGCGGCGTAGATCCTTTTCCAAACCTTGGCGCTTGACCATATCACTTTGTGGGTGTTCGGGACGATGTTCAGGCTGTGGATCTTTTAAATTATAACGGTTGCGTTCTGCTACAGGAGCAGTATTTCCATCATGTGTGGCTCCTGATGCTACTGCTGGAATTGCATGAGTATGGCCATCGTGCGGTAAACATGCCCACCAGATACCTTGATGCAATTCTCCATTGATAAATCCGCAAATTACTTGTACGTTAAGGTCAGGCGGCACCATCCATACACCGTAACTTTGATTTGTTTGTTTAAACTTTGTTGCGTCATTTGCTTGTGATTCAGTGGATGTAGAGCTTGCTCCGGCCATTGGCGGGCAGTATCTAACAGTATGCCACGAGCTTGAATCGTTTGGATTTGCTGAACTAAGCTGAGGAATCCATACACGTAGTCGGCCGAGACCATCTTTATCTATATTGTCTTTGATCGTTCCAATATAGATACCAAACTTTTTATTCCCTGCGACACCGCCTGCATTGCCGCCGTACGTATT